CGATGCCGCAAAACGTGCCGGGTATTCAAAAAAAACTGCTTATTCTATTGGTCAAGAAAACCTGAGTAAACCTGAAATAATAAAATACATAGAAAAACGCAGAGCTAAATTTGAAGAACTATTTATGCAAGATGTTTTTGATGTGATGAATAAAAACAAAACAATATCAGATTTTAACATGAAAGATTTGTATGATGAAAACTCAAACCTAATTCCAATATCGGAATTACCGAGAGATATTGCCTATGCGATCAGTTCAACAAAAACGATCAGGAAAAAAGATGGTGAAGAATATGACACTATTGATGAAATAAAAGTTGAAGGAAAATCAAAAGCATTAGCTGAACTTGGTAAGATGAAAAAACTTTATGAAGAATACACTCCACAAGAAGTTATTATTAAGATAGGTTATCCTGATGAGAAAAAAGAAGAATGACAACATATAGATTTGAATTCAATAGAAAAGGAGAAATCAATCCAGTATATGATGAATTTTTATTTAATGAAACACCAATACAGATATTTTTTGGTGGATCAAGTTCAGGTAAGTCATATTTTCTTGCTCAAAGACTTGTATGGGATTTAATACAAGGGGGAAGAAACTATCTTGTATTACGTAATGTTGGAGTATCAATTCGAGACTCGGTATTTAAAGAAGTAAAAAAATGTATTATAAAATGGGGATTAATAAAACATTTTAAGATAAATGAAACAGATTTTAAGATCACATGCAAACTAAATGGCTATCAGGCAATGTTTAAGGGGCTTGATGATGTCCAGAAAATAAAATCAATCACTGCTGATGTTGGAAATGTGACTGATTTATGGTATGAAGAAGCAACTGAGTGCAAGCGTGAAGATTATATCGAGCTTGGAAGACGAACGAGAGGTGATGACGGAAAAGGGAAAATAAAAAGAGAAATATTTAGCTTTAATCCCATGTTTAAAACAAGTTGGATATACAAAGAATTTTTCAAAGGGTGTTTTGATGATGATGATAAACTTTACAAAGATGATAAGAAATTAATATTAAAAACGACATATAAAGATAATAATTATTTAACACAACAGGACGTAAATAGACTTGAAGCATTAAAAGAGAATGAAGAAGATAGATATTCATACGAAGTTTATGTGCTTGGTAACTGGGGTGTGCTTGGTGAACTTGTATTTACAAACTGGATTAAAGAGGATTTAAGTGATATACTTGGTCAATTCGATAATTATAAGAATGGACTTGACTTTGGATTTTCAAATGACCCTACTGCTGGGATAAGGTCTGCAAAACGTGACAATATAATATATATTACTCATGCATTTGGTGGACTTGGTATGGTAAACACTGTCATTGCAGAGAACATCAGAGAAACATTGCCATTGACTGCTAAAGGAATGAGTAGTGAGGAAAAGATTATTGGAGATTGTGCTTCCTCAAAAGATATAGAAGATTTAAGACTTAATTATGGCATTAATATCTATCCATCAATAAAAGGGGCTGGTTCAGTAAATTATGGTATTAACTGGCTGAAACAATACAAGATTATTATTCATTATGAACTTCAGGATGTAATAAATGAGTTTCAATTATATCAATGGACAAAAAATAAAGATGGAGATGTATTGAATATCCCGATTGACAAGTTTAACCATTGGATCGATGCATTGAGGTATGCCTGGAGTGAGCAGATATTAGAGATAGAAAACGAACATATTAATCCAGCAGATTATGGAATATTCGTGTAAACAAAGGAGTAAATCATGGCTGAGAAACAGGAAAAAATAATCGATCAGATTCTTGCATTGACTGATGTTGCGGCAATCATCAAGGAACTCACAAAAGATGATGAATATCTCAAGGATGCTGAGACTAATCAGAAGCAATATGATGGAGATCATAAGATTCTCTTGAGACCTGACAAAAAGGTGGGAAAGGATGACAAAGTAAAGGATGTTCCTGTTGCCAGATTAGTTGCTACATTCCAGAAGGTTATCACAAGTCTTGCTGTTGCATTTCTTGTCGGGAAACCAGTCAAGTATGTTCTTGATTCGGAAGAAAACACTGAAGAAGCATTCAAACAGATTGAAGGAGTATTTGATGCTAATAAGATTCAGTATTTTGATAGGAAACTTACAAGAACAACCATGATTGAAACCAGAACTGCTGAATTGTGGTATGCTAAGAATGAGACTTTCGATGAAGAGAGTCCTGTCCCTGACACTGACCCTGAATATATCGGCTCGCAGATTGGAGTTATGCTCCTGTCTAATAAGCTGGGATATCATATCTATCCACACTTTGACCAATATGGAAACATGGATGCTTTCACAGTTACATATGACATGGAACAGTTTGATACAGAGAAGAACGCTATTGCAACAGTTTCAAGAGTGGATGTTTATACTGCTGAGAATTTTGTGTTCTATTTCAAAGAAGGAGATGCATTCAAACTGTTGGAAACAAAGCCGAATCAGTATGGCAAGATTCCAGTTATATATTATGAGCAGGAACAGGCAGAATGGAAGGATGTTCAGTCACTGATTGAGAGATATGAAGACCTGATATCAAATCATGCAGATGAAAATGACTATTATGCCGCTCCTATGATTAAAATAATGGGGAAATTGATTGAGCCGCCTGATAAAACCCAGACAGGGAAGATGTTGCAATTTGCTGGTGTTCCTTCTCCGGATCAGAAGAAACTTGAATATGGTGATGCATCATATCTGACATGGGATCATGAGCCGGTATCACTGAAGTTGGAACTCGATAATCTCAAAGACTTGATATTCTCAAATACACACACACCTGATATCAGTTTCAATTCAGTGAAAGGACTGACATCCATAAGTGGTATTCTACTCAAAATGCTGTTTTTCGATGCAAGACTGAAATCATTCAATCATCAAGAAGTGTTTGGAGAAGGATTCACAAGAAGATTAAATCTGGTGAAAAAGATGCTTCAATTCACATCAGTTGCAAGTGAAGAAAGTCTTCAGGCTGTGGTTGCTACTCCACAATTCCAAGACCCGACTCCACAGGATATCGCTGAAACCATCACAACACTGTCTGAAGCATTGGCAGGAGAACCTATCATGTCAGAAGATACTGCTCTCAAAAATAATCCATATGTGACTGATATTGCAGAGGAAAAGCTGGAGATGGAAAAAGACAAACAGAGCAAAGAAACTACTGAAGGATTTGAAGCCGGAAGTTTTGATGCTGAATAACCAAGAAATTGTCAATCGAGCAGTCAGAATGATAATAAAGTTCAGGGCTGAGAAAAAATATGAGAAATCTGATGAACTTAGAGACATATTAAAGAAAGATAATGTTACGGTTCAATATCACAGGGATGGTTCTGTCTCATGGAAATATAAACATAGTTTTTGGCAACATATAAATAATACCTGAGTGCCTTGTTCCTTTCAGGCGACCTCATATGGATAGTCCGCCGAAGCTGTCCATTTCGCCATATTAGCAAGGCACTTAAAAAAAGACTTGACTTGATATGAATCATAATATATAATACATACACAACACTGAAAGGAGACCATGATGGGAAAACCAAAAACTCCAGCAGGAAGAAGAACAACACTGACATCAGCACAGGTGAAGAAGCTGACTGGCAAGATTAAGACTAACAAACTCACCTTCCCGGATAATTCCAAAGACAAAGGCAAAGAAGCAATTGACAACCTTGCAGATGCAACAAAGAAAGTTGATGCATCTAATTCCGATCAACTCCACATCAACAATGCCAAAGCAAAGCTGGGTGAATTCTTTAATGCATGGAAGAAATCAGATCACAATCTCATGGCATCACTCACAAATAAATCATGGCTTTTAGACGGTCATCCATTATTCAATGCTGATGGCTGGATCAATTCACATCTCGGTTTCCTGAAACCAATGTCATGGGAGATTGGAGAACCTGTCAGGATTGGTGAAGCAATGATGCAGTTCCCCGTCAAGGCGAAAATCAAACAAGGTGATGGAACAGTTGCTCCCTGCCTCATGAATATTAATATGCTATGTGAAACTGGTGCATATAATCCATCACTTGAAGGGACTTGGGGAGTGAATCCTGTCTCTGTCATGCAAATGAACTGGAATGTAAAATGATAACATGCAAGGATTGTCCATATTGGAAGAGTTCGTCAGAAGAGCAACCATATAGTCAGAAATGGTGGGGGGAATGTTGGGCAAATCCACCAATAAGCGAGGTTACCACAACATCCAAAGCAAATTACACACCAGTACAAGTAACATATCGTCCTGAGACTCAATCTCATGACTTCTGCATGATTCCGAATCAGCATAATCCAAGCATATTCAAACAAGAGGAAATCAAACCATAATATTACTTATATGTATAATTATAATAGTTGCCTGTTACTTCATTGGAAGGAAAATGACATGATAGTATCGATAACTGAGAAGAAAAGCGAAACAGAAGATGAATTCTGTCTGTATGAGTTTGATTGGTGTGTCGGAGTAAAAGAGAATGGTAAACTCCGGGAAATTGAGTTCAGGAATAATAAAACATCAAAGAGTATGACAGTTACAATTAAGAAGACGACTAATATTGATATTACCACAGAAAATGGAAACAAAGTCATGGCTCTTTCTGTTAATAAGGAATAACCTAATGCTTCTTGATTATGAATATAAAAGGCTGAATGAAGCACAGATTATCTCTAAGAACAGAGAGATGATAAAGATATTTAAGAATCTTGAGACTGAATTGGCAAAACTTGTCAATCAGGCAAAGATTAAATATCCAAGTGACTTCACTCAGCGAAACTTTTATAAATTCAATCGGAATCTTGAACTTAAAGTCAAAGCTGTGCTGGCTGAATACTCTGAGAATGCTCTGACATCTATTGACAATGGTGTGAGGTCTCAATGGACACTTGGGAATGACAAGAATGATGATATTATTGGTCAGGTCTCAAGATATACCACAAATGCAAAGCCAGCTATCCTTGCAGAGATGCAGGGACTGAATCTTGTTGCACTTGATCAATTCATCAAAAGGAAACAAAACGGTCTGAATCTCAGTCAAAGAGTTTGGAATTACACAAACACTCAGAATCAGGAACTGCTTGAGACATATCTTGCATCAGGCATCACAAGAGGCAGGTCAGCGCAGAAAATCTCTCAGGATGTCAGGCAATTGCTTAATGATCCTGAAAAACTGTTCAGAAGGGTCAGAGATAAGGATGGGAAGCTGGTTTTAAGCCAATCTGCGAAGGCTTATCATCCCGGTAGGGGAATATATAGGTCATCAGCAAAGAATGCTCGTAGACTGGCGGCAACAGAAACTAACATGGCATTCCATAACAGTGATTTCCTGAGAAGACAGAAACTTCCATTTGTGAAAGGGATATTAGTTAAACTGTCAGCAAGTCATCCGAGACCGGATATCTGCAATTCTATGGTCGGAGCATATCCGAGAGGTTATATATTTGAAGGGTTTCATGCACTATGTATTTGCTTCACAACCACTCTGATGTATTCCAGAAAAGAGGTTGCAAGATATCTAAGAACAGGTGAGTTGGATAAGAGACAATATATTAGATCGATTCCGAAACCGGCAACAGCATATATAAAAAAGCATACTCCAGCATTCAATAAGATGAAGAACAAACCATATTTCCTTGAGAAGAACTTCACAAAAGATTTTAAACTGAGGAAGAAAAAATAAGTGATTGATAGTGTTGACCAAATAGCAAGAGACAGCAATCCAGAAATAGTTCATGACATAATAATGACATATAGATGCCCAACATTTTGTATAACAACAAGAGTAATTAAAGCATACAAGCAAAGTGTAGGACCAGAATATCTCAGTAAATTAACATTAAATAAGGAGAACCACAATGATTGTATATTATATTGAAAAACTAATGAACTATTATGGATGGTATAAAATGCCTCGTTATTATATTTATAAAGTTCAGGATAATGGACATGAAAATCGATGTGGACTCCCCGGACTTCCATATATTTATATGTATTATGAAATGTTAAAATATACGTCAGTGTTGGATCGTTTAAAAATTAAATATCGTATTGAAAAAATAGAAATACAGGCAAAAGGGGAAATTTATCGTTTTCATTAAGGAGGGTAGAAAATCTAACTAAAAGGAAAGAGGCATCAGGTTGGGAAAGGTGCAACGTTGCTTTCAATATTATTCTCAAGCGGCAACACCTCCTTTCAGTTAAATGAGGGTTGGAGTGCCCTCCTTAATAATATAATATAACTTCTAAATAAAAGGAGAACCAAACAGTGGAAATTAATAAAAGGATGAAAGCTGAATTTAAACCATACTGCATTGAAATATATGTGGAGTCTGACAGAGAAGAAAAAGACATTGAAGCAATTTTTAAATATGCGAATAGATATATCAGCCAAAACACACATATTCTTGCTTCAATCATAAATACCATGAAAAACATAATAAATACCTTTAATATCGTTGACTAACAAAAGGAGAAACCATGAGAAAGACACGAATTGCAGTCACATGCCTTGAAGGAATGGATAATTTCCTTCAATGGATCGAACCACTTCAGAAGTATTATGAAATCAAGGTATATATTATCAGAAGCAATGATGATGTTATCAGAGCAGTTGGTTTTGCAGATGTGATATGGTGTGAATGGGCAAATGAGTCAGCTATGATGATAACCAAGTATCTTGAAACAACAAAGAACAAACATGACAAGAAAGTTATTGTCAGACTCCATTCCTATGAAGCTCTTGCAGGATATCCCAGAGAAATAAAATGGGATTATGTCAATCATGTTATTTATGTTGCAGATCATATTAAGGAAATAATCAATACATTCCATAATGAGATGAATATCAATAACAGAATCACAAATACAGTTGTTCCTAATGGCATTGATATCTCTGATATTGTGCTGAACAAAGAGACCTCTGGAAAGAAAATCTGCTCTGTTGGGGCAATATCTCACAAGAAAAATCCTGCAATGCTATTCCAGATATTCAGAGCATTGATTGACAAAGACGATGAATTCAAACTGCATGTTGCCGGAGCATATCAGGAAGCCAGATATGAGATATATATCAACCATATGATTAGAGAGCTCGATCTTGTGGGAAAAGTTGTGATGCATGGCAATGTCAAGGACATGAACAAGTTCTATGCCGACAAGGATTTTTTCTTGCTCACATCAGTCCATGAAGGTCATAATGTTTCGGCTATTGAAGCAATGGCAAGGGGAATTGAGCCAGTGATTCACAATTTCTATGGTGCTGACAAGCAGTATGATGGCGTCATGAGATTCAATACTATTAAGGAAGCTGTTGACAGATTTATTGCTGGTGGGCTGACAGAGAAAGAGTTCAACAGACAGTATATCATCAACAAAGGTTGGACTCAGGATGTTCAGGTCAAGGCTTTTGCTAATATCATTGAAACAACACTTGGAAATGTTATTGCCGGAGATACAGAATGATGACCTATCAACTGACTGCACTGGGAGTGGTTCTTGTTCTGTATTTCTTCTCAATAAGCTGGAGACTGAGATGGACTGAGTTCAAGATGAACATTGCATCTGAAGTCCTGTTGGCAATCGATGCATATGTATCTCAGGCTGGATATGCAAGGAAAGAGAGAAGAAGATTCGAAAGAGGTTGGGTTAGGGATGTAGAACTCAGGAAAGACTATGCGAAAAGGATCGTGTCATGACTGAAAAAATAAAACCTATGAAAAATGGTGTATTCGCTGGAGATTATATTATTTATGTTTGCCATAAATGCAAAAATATTGAACATCCACCTCCTCAAATAACTTGTGATATATGTGGAACAACATTTACAATGTATTCTGGTGAAATAGGCAAAGAATATAATTATAATGACTTTGCAAAGGAATAATTATGACAAAAGTATGGAACTCGATCTGGGATAATTATAAGAATCTATCAACAGAAAGAATCATGGATGAGCCTGCTGGAAGCACTCAGAGAGTGGAGTTTGTTGAACTGTTAATGAAACATATTGACTTGGAAGGAAAGTCTGTTCTTGAAGTTGGAACAGGAACAGGTCAATACAGCATAGAACTGGGAAAACATGGTGCATTATGCA